CCACTCGTGGTTGCCCATGAAGTCCTTGCGGGTCAGCACCGGATGCTCCTTGACCCAGATGATCATCTGGCTGAAGTACAACTCGCTTTCCTTCAGCGCGTTGGGATAGTTCCAGATGTTGCTGTACCCGCCCCAGATGTAGAAGCCGCGACCGGGTTCCAGCACCCGTGTGATGTTGCCGAACCACGCCCGAAGCAGCCGGGCGAACTCCTCGTCCGAGATGAAGTCATTGACGAGCGGCCTGTCCTTGGCCCGGAGCTTCTTGTCCGTCGCGTGCGTCTCGCCACGGATGGCCATGTCCATGCCTTGCTGGCCGATGGGCCGGTCGCCCGTGGCGGCAATGGCGTTGTTGCTCCTCGAGGCAACGCCGACGTTATAGGGTGGATCGCAGTTGCACAGGTGGATGGTGGCCCCGTCCAGTAGACGGTCCACGTCCGCCGGCTTGCTGCTGTCGCCACAGAGCAGCCGGTGGTTGCCGAGAATCCACAGGTTGCCTGGCTTGGTGATCGCCTCATCCGGCGGCAGCGGAACGTCGTCAGGATCCGTCAGGCCCTGCGTACCGTCCGGGTCAAGAATCTTGGCCAGGTCGTCGGCGCTGAAGCCCAGCAGGTCCAGGTTGTAGTCGGCCGCCTGGAGGTCCTTCAGCTCGATGGGCAGCAACTCGTAGTCCCAGTCGGCCAGCGTGTTCGTCTGATTGTCGGCGATCCTGTACGCCTTGACCTTCTCCGGCGACAGGTCCGTCGCGACGTGGACCGGCACCTTGGCCAACCCCAGCTTCTTCGCCGCCTTCCACCTGGTATGACCGACGATGATCACGCCGTCGGCGTCGATCACGATGGGCTGTCTGAAGCCGTACTCGCGGAGGCTGACCGCCACGGCCTCGACCGCCTGGTCATTCTGCCGCGGGTTCTTTTCGTACGGTCGGATGTCGTCGATGCTTCGCAGTTCGATGTCCATATCGCTTTCTCCTGGGGGTATGTCCGCCTGGCGGCGGGTCGTGTTCACGTTCGCAACAAACAAAAAGATGGCGCGCGACTATTCCCGACACGGTCTTCCGCGTAACTGCCGGGGAAGGAACCATTTACATCATTCTTTCTCATCTTGCCCACCTTGCCCCTCTTGACACTCGGCGACCAGGCGGCGTGCCGGCGCGTGGGCGCGTACTTGCTCGGCCTTGCGGGAGATGTTCGAACCTGCGCCAACGTGGCACGACCCTTCTACGGCCTTGCGGGCTATTACCCGGCAGTCCTCTTTGCTGCTGCCCGCAAACCACGCCTGGCCAAATGCTCGGTCGTACCGGAGTAGATCGTGCAAGGATAGGCCGTCGAGCCAGCGGCGATGCTCATCCACGAGCACGTCCACTTCCACGTCCCCGCCCCCGGCCAGCGGGGGCGGGGGCGGGGGCGGAGGCACGGTCGGGCGCTTCGCCGGTAGCACTGGCGGCGGGCATGCCAGGGCCAACATCTTGGTGACGTTGGTCAGTCCCATATCAGCACTCCGTTGTTGATGAAGATTGCCAGCAGAGCATGCACGGGAGAATGGGGAGGATTGGGATGGTCTTCGTCTACACTTACTGTCCGGGCGCGCGCGCGTGCGCCTGCGCACGCGCAAAGCAGTGAAATATCCTCCTTATTCTCCCTCTCTTGCTGCAAGTTACTTCCATTCCAGGCCGTTGCGCCAGGGAGAATTACGTTCCGATTCTCCCGAATTCTCCCTGATTCTCCCGCGCTCAGGGAGAAACGGGAGAATCGGGAGGATTCTGCCGCCTCTGGTGCGAACCGTGTGCGCGAGTTGGTGACCGTTGCCGGGCTCACTTGATCTCCTGCAGGCGGTACTTGACGTGGTTGCTCGGGCCGGATCGGCGGATATACCAGGACTTCACCGGCATGTCGGTGTGGCGACTGAGCATGCGACCGAAGGCGACGTTGATCGCCGCGTCGGTATGCTTGGCGAACACGTACCCGAAGATGTTGCAGCTTCTGGCCAACTCGCGCAGGTCTTGAGGTTCGACTTCCTGGCTGCCGAAACCCTCATGCCAGGCCCTCACAAAGGCGTCCATCTCGGAGCCACCGGGGTTGGCGCGTTCCCTCCATCCGGCCTCATTGGTGCGCCACTTCCGTAGGCCGTTGACCTGGAGGATGCCCCCTATGGTCTCCGACCAACTCTCGAATCCGCCCAGCCGGTTGGCGTGAAGAGGCCGATCGGCAGCCAGCCAGTTCTCCACCAGCCCGAGCAGGCACTCCAGGACCATCCGCCGCCGCTGGCGGGCGTAGGTGCGGATGTCGGGGTGTTGGAAGTTGGTGCGGGCCTCGGGGTTGGCCGACGTCGGCTCGATCATGATGGGCACGATCCGCTTGGCGATCTCGCCGGAGGCCTGGACGTTGTTGCCCGTGCCGACGATGGTCAGGTTGTTGGGCAGCGAGACGTTCCGCGAGAAGCCCAGGATGCGCCCGAGAAAACAGGACGCGGTCAGCAGGCTGGCCAAGGCGGGCGAGTCGATATAGGGCGGCAGGTTGTCCAGGTGCATAAGCGTCTCGCCCTGGAGCAGCATGGCCAGGATTCGCTTCTCGCGCTCTTCCTCGCGGTCGGTAATCTGCATTGAGGGCGTGTCCCGCCCGGTGATCACGCCGCCAAAGACCTCGTTGACCAGCTTGCTCTTGCCGGTGCGCTCCAGGGGCGCGTTGAGTAGATGCATGGGCCGGTTGCCGTCGATGGCCGGCGCCACGATTGGCGTCAGTAGCAGGCCGAAGAAGTTCTCCCTGTCCGCCGGCGTCTTGAATGGGAAGTCCGCCACCAGGTCGTGCAGGACGTTGTGGATTACTTCGCAGTCGGTCTCGGCCTCCAGATCGCGAAGATCTTCCGGCTCGTCGTAGTAAAGGCCGTCGTGCCATCCCGGTTCGATACGGCGAAAGCCAGGCGCATAGACGGGGTACGCGACCATCAAGTGGAGGTCGCGGATGCCAGGGGCTCCGGACGCATGGGCGACCACCAAGCCAGCCGAGTCCTTGTTGCACGACTGGTAGAGCAGAACCTGCTCCTTGGTCTTGCGAGAAGTGACCCACTTGCCGAGCTTGACGTGGCTGTCGACCAGGATTCGCATGCGGTCGGCCGAGAATTCGACCCACTTGCGCTTGCCGAGGATGCCGATGATCTCGCCCGGAAGGAAGTCCCGCCGGTAGACTGCATCCTCGGGGAGGCCGGAGAGCACCTGGCCAGCAAAGTCGACACTGGACTGCTCGATGTGGCCGTCCTGGTCGTCCTTGTGCGGCCCGGGCGTCAGGATGTAGTCGCCCGCCGTGGTCTCGCGGGCGTTCTGGGCTGACGGGGGCTTAACTTCGATGTGCCGAGGCTCGCGGAGCCCGGCTTCGATGCCGTTGCGGATCGTGTTGCGGGTCTTCTGCTCACCGTCGTCGGGGTCGCCGACCAGGCCGCACGATTCTGCCGCGGCCATCAGGGCATGTTCGACCTCGGCGCGGTCGAGATACCCGCCACCCACCAGCGTGCCCAGGCTGAAAGCGGCCTTGTTGAGCGTCTCGTTGCGGCCACCTTGGGCAGCATTGCAGACGGCATGAAGCTCCATCTTCATCGCGGTCTGCGCGTAGTGTCGGGCCTTGGCGGGGATGTCGCCGGCGGGCGCCGCAGGCGGGGCAGTCTTCGTGGCGGGCTTGGGACGGTCGGGCGCCCGCAGGCGCTCCAGGATGTGCGCCGGCAGCGGCGCGATCTCCGCGTTCCACGGCTCGTAGCCCTCGGCCCATGTGTACAGCGACCCGGTATCGGGATGCACCGACCCTGGGAACACGACCTGTCCACCGTCGCCGCGGACGTCGACGTGGGCAGCGAGCTTGCCGCTGGAGTTGCCCACCGACTCGGAGCACAGGTAGTACAGGTGGAACGCGCCATCCCGGCCCGTAAGCGCTGTGACCGTTCCGGGCAGGTCCAGGTCGGCGATGTCTGCCCCGGGATCGACGTCGACCGCGACCACGCCGCTGGCCCGGCCGGTACGCAGGCCGACATTGCCCTGCGCAGCCCAGGTTAGTGCTTCATCGAGCGTCTCGTGCGGCCTGTCCTGCCAGCGTTTGAGCTTCGGCCGCTTGCCGGACAGGGGCGTGAACGACCAGCCTAGCTCGTAGCCGTAGGCAATGTTCTGCGCAAGCGGATTATTAGAGCTTGATACCGAGGGCTTCGAGCCGTTTTCTGACGTCATCTGGACACCTCGCAAGGAGATATATTCCGTTGAATTTCTCGATGATCCGCCCGAACGCTGCCTGGTCGGGCGTCTGCCGGCCTCCTGCCGACTTGACCTCGATTTCCAGGCGCCGACCGTCGGCAAGAATGCCCGTCAGGTCGGCCTGGCCCGGAATTCCGAAGCGGATCAGCCGGTTGCCGATCCGGGCGGCGCCGCAGTTCGCCCGCCACAGGCGCAGGGTCGGCAGCGTGCCGAAGGCGCGGAGGATCTCGTTCTGGGTGTGCTTTTCGCGCAGCTCAGGCATGGGCAAGGGCCTCCATACGCTGAGCGGCCTTCTGCTTGCGGCGCAGTTCGCCCCTAAACCGCTTGTCATCGGCCCTCGTCGCAGCAACACCGGCGGGGTCGTTCGACCGTGGCCAGGAGCCCGTGCCGTTGTTGAAGCCGCAGTGCGGGCAGTCCCTGGACCGACGGCTTGCCTTGAACTCTCGACAGCAGGATTCGCAAGTCATCACGTTTGTACCTCCGGGCATCTATTCGCACGGTGGTTACCTATGCCGCTTTGGCGCGGGGTGTCCGCATGGATTTGGGACGGCGGGAGGGTTGCAGGACGGGTCGACATCTACGATAATCCGCCTGAACGTTTCATAGCGAGAAATATGCGGATGAGAACCTGGGCACTGGTGGCATTGATAGGAGGCGGGACCATCCTGCTAGTCGGATGCGGGGGTGTGACGGTCACGGGAGCCCCAAAGCCTTAGTCGGATGACGCGATGGGAACGGTCGGATGAGCGAGAGATCCTCTGGTCAAGAAGCTCGCAGCACAGCAGCTCGCACCTTCGCAGCCTTGGTCGCGGCCAAGGTGCAGGTGTTCAGAGAGCTCTGCTCCGGGCGCGAGAATACCGAGGTCACAGGGGAGTTTATCGAGCAGCTACTCCGAGAGTATATCGACTCATGGCTTTCGCCCATGGGCATTTACCCTGGAAGCCTATGGTGTTCGTCCGCTAGCAAGATGATGCAAATCGACGGGCTTATCTGGCAGCCCTCCTTTGGGCCTCCCCTGTTGAAACAGGACAACCTTCTTCTATTACATCCGAATACCGTCAGAGCTGTTGTAGAGATCAAGACGTCATTCAAAAACGTGCGCCAACTTCACAATAGGCTTCATGAGTTGTGGACCTCGTTTCTTTCTCCAGCCTGTCACGCAGAACGCGATGCTCTTGGCATCATTCTCTGGCATGATAGCCCTGAGACTGCGAGCAACCCCAAATGGCATCGGATCGAGGGCCACCAAGTGGAACTGCACACGTTTGCCCTCCACGCACACCCGATCTTCATCCTGTTTCGGAGAAAGGGGGACTTCGAGTACGAGCCTTTCATGCCCGCGATAGAAGCGATGCTGTTCATGTTCAACTACATCGCTAATACCCCACAGGTGAACGCATTGATTTGATCGACCACGCTTGCGGACCCGGAGATCATCACGCGCACACTTCCTGACGGACTTCCTCCACGAACCCCCGAGGCCAGTGGCCAAAGGTGTCGCGGAAGCGATACGCCGCCCACCCGATCTTGAAACTGTTGGCCACCGCTATCCGCGCGAACTGTTCGTAGACCGCCCGCTTCTGGTCCGTCGTGGCCTGGGGCGGGTCGACCAAATCCCCGTCAGCGAGAACCGGCTCAATTCCAAAGCGGTCCTTGAAACGGTAGTAGCTCCAGCCGGGCCTGTAGCCGCTGGCCATTCTCTGCGATTCAATCTGAATCCAGACCTGTCGGCGGTACTCGAAGGACGTGTCGTCGAACTCGGCCAGCTCGCCGGCACCGTGGATCGCGGGGCGATGGCGCTCGCCTGCCCCCGTGGGGACGGGCACCCAGCCACATTCGGGACAGCACGGCTCAGAGGTCTCGAACAGCAGGCCGCAATTCCCGCATCGCCGCAACCCCAACGGCTCGGAGAAGCCGACCTTCTCATCGGAAAGCGTGTAGTTCAGCCGCCGAGTGACCAGGCCGTGGACGTGATGGTTGCCCGCGTGGTCCAGGACGATCGCGCCGCCCTTGCCATCGCAGGCCCGCATGACCCGGCCGATCATCTGAAGGTGAAGGTTCAGGCTGGCTGTCGGGCGGGCAACTACGGCGCACTCCAAAGCCGGCAGGTCCCAGCCCTCGGTAAGCACCATGCAGTTGGAGACGACCTGGGTATCGCCCCTGCGAAGTCGGTCCAGGACCGCATCCCGCTCGGGGCGCAGAGTCGAGCCGTCAAGATGCTCGGCAGGAACGCCGGCATCCCGGAAGGCCTGGGTGATCGCCTGCGAATGCGCGATGTCCACGGCGAACGCGACGGTCCGCTTGCCGATGGCGCGCTTTTTCCAGGTCTCCACGATGTCAGCGTTCAGCTCGGCCGTGTTCGACCGCTTGGCCAAGGCGCCGAGGCTGTAGTCGCCCGCCACCACGCGCACACCGCGCAGGTCGGGCGCCTTGGACGCCCAAACGTGCGGCTTGTGCAGAACGCCGGAGTCGCAGAGTTCGTCAGGCCAGGCGGCGACCACGAGTTCCCCAAAGAGTTCGCCCAACCCCCGGCCGTCCAACCGGAACGGCGTGGCTGTCAAGCCCACGACGTGCGCGTCGGGGTAGGCGTCGAGAACATTCTGGTAGCTGTCGGCAGCAGCGTGGTGAGCCTCGTCGACTATGACCAGCCCGGCCGGCGGCTTCTCCCGCCGGGCCAGCGTCTGGATGGAAGCGACCTGTACCTGGGCCTGGGGATTCGGCTTGTAGCCCGACATTATGGTGCCGGTCGTCAACCCGTGGGCCTCCAGCCGCTCTGCCGCCTGGTCGATCAACTCCTTGCGGTGGGCCATCCACAACGTCGGCACGCCCAGCCGCTCCACGATCTCCGTGGCCATGGTCGTCTTGCCGCTTCCTGTCGGGCTGACCAGGATCGGCCGGCGGTCCAGCTTGGCGATTACATCGTCGACGGCCCGCCGCTGGTAGTCGCGGAGTTGGAGGCGCGTGGTCTCGGCAATCATCACTTCCTCCGGTAGATGCAGTCGGGGCACCGCTTGCCATCGGTCCGCTCGCAGGTATGGTTCCGGACGCGATGGATATGCGACGCCATCCGGTTGTCGTGGCCGTCGAAGCGGTGGCTGTCGGTTACGACCTTGCCGGACGTGATGGCCTGGTGCTGTCTCAAGGTGTCCTTGATCGAGAACTGCAAGTTGGCTTCTCCTGATCTACTGGCAGGCGCCGGAATCGAACCGGCGGTCGGGGTAATGAGCCCCAGCCACACCCGTACCTGCCCGCGCCACGACGCTCGTGCCTATGCGGCCGATCCCGGTACATCGCGTGAAGGAATGTCACGCCCGGCACGCCGCGGCGCCGTCCGTCGCCACGCTTCAGAACGGGATGATCTTGGCGGGGCCCTCGTCTCGCATGAGCGCCCACTCGGCGGGACTCAACTCGTCAGGTTGCTTGCCGGGGAAGAGTTCCGCGAGGATGCGGAACCATTCCTTCTCGACCGCCTCCTGGTCCCACTTCTCGCCGTCGCATCGCTTGATGAACTCGTTCCACGCGGCATCCATCGAGCACTCGTCACTGGGTGCGAGTTCGGCCGGTGCTGCCGGAGCGGGCGTGGGGGCAGGCGTCGCCGGCGCTTTGGGCTTTGCCGGTGGAAGCTTCGGCGGCACGGCCGGCTTGGCGGGGGTGGCCTGTGCGGGGCCGGCCAGCGCGCGGAGCTTGGAGCCCAGGCGGTTGGTGATGGACTTGCGCGTCGGTGCGTCGGCCTTGGTGACGCCGCCGCTGCCGGTGGAGCCATACGGGTTGAGGTACTGAACCTTCAGCCGGGTCTTGCCGTTGTACTCCTCGAAGGCCAGCTTGACCTGCACGGGGTGCTGAGACAGATCGGTATCCTGAAGCCAGAACGGGTCGCGCCCGTCCCAGCCCAGCGCCGCCTTCAGCGAGTCGATGGTGATCGAGTTGAGCGACCCGTCCTTCTTCTCCAGGTAGAAGTAGCCGGTGACCTCGAACTTCTCGTCGGCGCAGTCCGCCCACTCCCCGGAGCTCTGGAGCTCCTCGTACAGGCGGAAGTTGATGATGCAGGTGGTCAGATTGTTGGGCCCGGTCTCATCGACGCCGATCTCGACCGGGTACGCGTTGAACAGACCTTCACGGTTGGGAATCATGGGATCTCCTTGCTACGCCCCTTGGGCGAAGAGTTTGGTCCAGAGGGTGGTGTCGAACTGCACGAGCTCGATTTGCTCGGCCAGGCTGCGGCTCTTGGCCATGCAGAAAGGCAACTCCTGCGGGAAGATGGTCCGCGTGCCGCAGCCTCTGGCCTTGCCGTCCTTGGCGTCCACGTCGTAGCCGATGAACAGCAAGTGATCGAGCCACTCGCGGAGGCGCAGCCGGATGGAAGCCTTGCCGCTGGAGGGATTCTGGAGGCGCGGCTCATAACGAATCCAGTCATCGCCCCTGGGGTTGGGCACCGACGCGGTGCAGTCGTGCATGATCAGCACGACATTTCGGCCGGCGCGGACGTGGGCGTCGAGATCGCCCAGCAGCGCCAGGAACGTCTCGTAGACGTGCTGGTATCCTTTGCCGAACCCGTAATCCTCGATGCGGCGGATGACGACACCGTCCTTTTCGTGCTTGACGTTCGTAAGCGTCCATGCCAGGGCCAGTTCCTCGGCCTTGGTGGCGCTGTCGATCACGAGCGTCTTGATGTCATCCCAGCCGCCGGAGTGCAGGGCGTCGCGCATGTCCTGCCAGCCGGCGATGCCGCCGACACGGCGGACGTCGAGCTTGCCCAGTGACGGCAGAAGGATCGGCAGGCTGTCGTCCAGGTCGATGAATGCGACCGGGCTCGGCGCGGTCGCCGCCAATGTCGTTTTCCCAGCCCCGCCCGGGCCATACAGGCCCAGGCGGTGACCCTGCGGCTCGATCTTTGTGAAGCTGATCTTGCGGAGGGGCGGATTGAATGAAGTGCGATTGCCTGCGGTCATGCCTGGTCCTCCTGGCCCAGCCGACGGACGCAGAAGGCGCCGGGGCCGAACTCCTTGGTGATGAACGACGTGTAGATGCCGCAGACGTCCTGGCCGACCTGCGTGGCGCAGTCGACCACGATGGCCCGTAGCGGCGCGTCGACCGCGTAGGCCGCGTCCATCCGGACGCGGGCCACCCCGTAGATGCCCTCAGCCGCCAGGAGCGACAGCAGGAGCGTGTCCTCGGCGTCGCGGAGACCGACGCCCTCGGCGAACTTGTACCTGTAGCCTTCGGTGATCATGTTGGTCCTTTCCTTGGCGTTAGTTCTTTGCCACGCCGGTTACCTATGCCGCCCCTGCGCAGGCTGCCCGGGCGCGTCGGATTCCCGCAGACCGGCCTTCTCGAAGTGCTCGCGGATGGCCAGGACCGCGTTGTGGACCTGGCGACGAGAAATGCCCAACTGGCGCGCAACATCCACCTCGGTGGCGCTGACACGTCGGGTGGCGATATCCCGCTGCTGTGGCGTGAGGCCTGCCATCGCCTGGGCGATGTCGATGGACAGGTCCGTCCGCTCCTGGTCATCAACCTGCCCCCCGCAGCGGCGGCGCAGGTCTTCGTCGGATACCAGAGCGGCCATGGTGGTTTCGTGGCCGGTCTCTGAGACCGCCGCCGAATCCAACGATACGGCGCGGAAGCCGGCCGCTCGCTTGATTCGCCCCCGGTCGCGAACCAGCATGGCCACGGCGGTCTCGACAACGCGCGTGACGAATGTATGCGGCTTGCTGCGCGCCGGATCGTAGTTGTCAGCCTGCTTGAGCACGTGGGTGATCAGGTCATGCTCGATATCAGCCGGGTCCGTCTTGCGGAATTCCGGCCGGCGTGCCAACTGGCTGGCTTTGATCTTCAGAAGCGTCTGGACGTACTCGCTGGTCAGTGCAGAACGAATCGGATCGGTACCCATGGTCGTCTCCTCTGGGCCGGAGGAAGCGAGTGGGTGTCACCGGGGACGCGGCGGGCGTCGGGCACAAAGAAGAAGGCGCTGTGAGTTCGCCGGTTCTCGGCGACACCCACAACGCCTCCGCTCTGCGGCCGGTTAGTCGTGCTGTGTCGAGGTTAGCTCTTGTGCCCTACGCCGTGATTTGTTGCTCTACTTCGATAAGGACCGGAAGCCCGTGTCTGATCTCAACCTTTTTGACCAGACCGCTTTCCATCGCCACGAGGTGCCTGATCAGGCCTACGGTCTCTGACCGCAACTGATAGTCTTTGATGGCGGTTTCCCGGCGGGCATCGTTGTCCCCATCTAGCTTGATGGTGCGGACAGCGAGAACGCCCCGGGCTAGATCGGGTTCCCCGTTCCGGATCAGGATGTCCTGTAGTCGACCGAAGTTGATCTTCTGCATCAACTCCAAAACATGGACCCATGCCGGGCTCAACGCTGACTTGTGCAAATAACCTTGCATGTTCTTCCTTCTCCTTCAATTACGGTCATCCATAGCCAATGCCAATCATTGGCCTTCCGTAACTGGGAGAATGCGCGCACAGATCATCTCTGACCACGAGACCCATTGCCTGTATGTAACTGCAACAACAGGTGTTATGGCCTATCTATGGATTGTTTTGTTCTGTCGGATTGCCCCGGAAATGGCCGAAAACCGCCGGAAGGCGGCTAAGGAATCAGGTGGGATTCGTCTGTGCTGGCCTTTGCGGCCAGGCGGGTCTTCACTTTCTCAAGTTCCTCGTCCGTCAACTCAAGCTCGAACTTGATCGCCTCGAATGAACGCCTCTCTCGGAGCATCTCGATGACCTGCTGGTCAACATCAGGCTTAATGTTGGCCGCCTGGGTTTCTCTCGATCTCGATTGGACCCAGGCCGGAATCTCAAACTCGGCGCGAAGTTCCCCACTTATATCGACTCCCTCGCACAACTTGTAGCCCCGGTGTCGAATGTTCTGGACAAGGTCGCGGTGATCGATACCCTCCGGAAGCTTCCTATATACGGCCTTGCGGACTGCATCATGAGCAATGCTGGCGAGCTTCCTGCCTCTGTCTTCCGGCGTACCAACCAAGATATCCACTGTTTCTTTGTAGGATACGTACGCCGTCATCTCCCTCATGGCGGCGGCGAGTCGCTGGAGGAAAACCGCCGCCTCGCCGCCAAACCGGCGCACTTCACCCCAATGTCGCCGCTCATCTGATCGGAATATGGTTACAACAGGACCGACACCCAGCCCCCCGATCTGCATCCGATATCGAAGACGCCCTCGCTGGACCTTGATTCGACCAAGGGTCCGTCGTACCGCGCGCATCACCCTTGGAGGAGGTGCTTCGCCGAGAACAGCCTGGCGGACGGACTCCAGTTGCTCTCGCAATACCCTTGCCAGGGGGCTCGCAAGACCCAGCGGCAGTCCCGTACCCGCTATGATCTCCTCCGCAGGGGAAAGCTCTCCGCTACCGGCCTGCGATCCCCAAAACTGCTCCCCAGCATCCACGATGATGTCGACTAGGAATTGGGAAGCAACGCCTATGGGGCCATCCCCAATCAGCCCGCCAAGCGGCCGAGTGGCGCTCTCATCTTGCAGGGCGGCTTGAAACGCCTCCGCCAAGTCAGCGAGCTGACAGGATCGCAGTGCCACGGCCAATCCCTTCTTTATCGCCTAGGAACAGGCTCAGCGAAAGGCCCCGCAGGACGAATTGTGACGATGCATGGTAGGGTGCCTCTGACTCGCACCGCTTCGTCACGACTCTCAAAGGACCGTGCCGCAAAGGGAACAGGGTCAGGGAAAGGAACACGATCAATGATCCTACCCCAGGCTTGGCCGCCTGCCCTATCGGCAGATTGCACCTGAATCAGGAACTCCTTAGGCTTGCGTGTGTGTGGTCCCTCAGCTATCGCAACGGCCCGGTCATTTGGCACGAAGAAGAAGCGTTGCCCGCGTCGCAGCTCACGGAATGCAGCGGAACCTTCCCTGAGCTTCCCGTTCTGATAGCACAACATGCCGTAGTCGTAGAGCCAGATCGGATCCCTCATGTAGGGCGTATCCTTGATCTTCAAGATGAGATCGAGCCTCCTGTCATACGCCGGATCTGCCTGCCTTAGCTGCCTTGCGCTAAAGATCGCATATCTCAGGAGATCCGCAACCGGTGAGTGATCTCTTTGAGAGTCGGCTTGAGCATCCTCAAGGATACCCCATGCCTTGGCGAGATTGCTCTCGTCAATCTCGATATCTGGCTCCCTGGGGAATTCTCCGTTTAGCTCGATGAGTGCCTCCAGCGCCCAACCCAAGACGCGGTGCTCTTCTTTCAGTTTCTCGATAACTTCACTCTGATCCTTAAGGAGCAATACCCCACGCGTGAACAACTGATCCCATTCCGCTTGAAATCCTGGCTCGGGTTGCACAGACAGAAGCTCTAATGCTTGTGTGAGATTGTCCGCAACCTGCATCTCGAACCCCTCGGGGCAAGTCCGTTTAAGATGATCCGCGGTATCGATCTTGTGAGTCGCAAGATGAAACGACGGATAGGCACTGTCCAACTGAAGCATCTTTGCCTCTCGCAGAGTGTCATCGGCTAAGCGGTCGAGCTCTTCCACGCGATTCTCAGGATCACCGTGTTCTCGCTCCATGCTCGCCCAGTGCACATATACCATGCCGAGGGTCGACAAGATATGAACAGGATTGTCCGATCCAGCGATATTCTCCATCTCGAGTGCCGCCACAAGGTCATCTTCCGCGCCCATATAGAGAGGTCGAGCCTGTGCCGGTCGCTCATTTCGCGTGCACTTGGCTCGCGTTATTGCACGGCTATGCAGAATCGACGCACTCTCTTCTATGAGCTCGGGCCTCAGCCAGTCAAATGCTTGTAGTACATCGTCTCGCTTATCCCACTGCCATCGCCTGTAACTACGTTCTTGATAGGGGCGATCCGCCGAACCGGCCTTCTCTCGCTGGACACGCAGAAAGCGCTGGACCAGCAACTCCGCAAACTCCCTATCGTCCGTGTTTCCTGGGCGCAGCCGTGCAAAAATGGGCTGCAATAGTTCAATAGGAAACGGGTGATTGTGTGAAAAGAAATTGTCCTTCTCATGCAGCCGCCGGACGGTATCGATAAGATCTCGAGCGCATTGGCATTGGGTTGCTTTGCTGGCGTCATGCTGTCCCTCTTCCGACGTGAGCCAATCAAGCACAATGCGCCCAAATGCGTAGTGCGCCAGTTGGACCGTAGCTTGTCTGGTGCGATAGCCATGGGCTGAAGAAAGGCCTGATTCGATATAAGGAAGGGAGGGAGATTCTTTCGATGACGCCAACCCGGCCTTCTCCAGCAAGGTCGTTGCGGTAAAGAGATTCTCGGTAGCGATCCCAGCCAAGCTACCAAGAATCCGCCTTGGCACCGGGATGCGGAGACAAGCCATGGCACTGAGAACTGCAAATGCAGAGGACATGTCGCTGCTTTCCACGCATGACGATAAGCCCAAGCGAACCCCAATCCTTAGGGCCTTAGCGATGCCATTGCCCTCATCGAGTACAACCTCCGTCTTAAGATTCCTTTCGGCTTCGAGCGCGTCCACAACTCTCCATAGGCGGCCCACCAGCCGCATCCCGAGGCGCGCAGCTTCACGGTATCGCTCAACGAGCAGAATAGAAAGTGTCAGGAAGAATGGACAACCCGACGTATCGCTGAGCGACTTGAACTTTTCATACCAGTCACCAGGGAGCTCTGCATCGTTGAGGTGCCTATATTCACGTGATATCCAGCCCGCAAACTGAAGGGCAGAAGTATCGTCAAGTCGTTCTCGTAAGGTGTCGCGGAATGCGGTGTACGCAATGTCCTTGGACCCCTTTGGGACCGGTAGGTCACTGAACCATTCTGAATCCACTGGCTTGGCTCTAACTATGATGGCGCGCCGGCCGTCGCGGTTTAGACGGGGTGCCAGCATAGCGATCTGCCCGTAGAAGTCGCCCCATACTGAGTCGGCATCAAAAAAGATTATCGCCGGCGTCAATGCGCTCGGACCCGTTACGTCTCTATACAAGTCCGTAAGGAACGTGCGAAGTCGACTATACGCCAGAGAAGGATCTGAGGAGACATGGAACAATGCCGGGCAGCGTTGGGTGGCTCCGAAAACAGCTAACTGAGATAGAAGGACGGTGAGCCCCGAGCCGGATTCCGCAGGCGCGTCGATGACAACAACTCGTCGATCTCCCTTCCGAATGATTTCAATCGATTCCTGCAGATGGGTTCGCCAAGCCTTGAAGGTCGGCCGCTCATCCCATACGAGCCCACGGGCAATACTTCGCCATGGCCGACTGGTACCGGAGAATAGCTGCAGCAGGAGATCGGACCTGGTTTCGTTGGCACTTTCGCCTGGATCAATATCGCGGGTGGTCAGAACGGCAAAATCCTGCGTTATCGGTGGCTCGCGCTCGAGCAAGGGATCAAGCCTGATTTCGTGCTCACCAATACGCACTCCAAGAGGCGCAATGGGGCTAATTCGCAGTGTTAACGCGTCGCGAATGAGCTCAATCAAAGCCTTGTCCGAGAATACAAGCTTCAGAGCGACCGTCGGGTACTTCTGAATGAACTCAGGCAGAGCTTGATTGCACTGCTCTGCGCTCAAGCCCGTCAAGACGATCCGGTACAGATCGTTCGCCCGGCGACCTGCTTCGGCCGCAATCTTGAAAAGCTCTTCGCAGTTCTTTGTGCCGCCCACCAAGAGTATAGCATCGCCAGCCCGCGCGAGTTCTCTTGTCTTGTCAATGCGGGAATCGAGTCGCTCGACATCGTCCAGCGGGTCTTGGGCATCGCCTCTGCCGTTGAGGAACATGTAGGGCGCCACATCGGCGAACTTAAAATGGGCCCCGAGCACATCTTCAAGCTTGTCAGGGACTTCGATCAGTTTTCGAGACTTGCCATTGCGCTCCCACGCTTCGCGAAGGACCTCAGGAAGTCGGGCGCATTTGGAGTCCGACCAGAGGCCAAGCCAGTCTACTCCAGCAAGCAGGGCCAGATCTTCCTCGGAGTCCGGCGTAGTCCATGAGCTGCCAAGCCAAAGCACTGCCCGCCCAGATTGCGATACTGCCTGGGCAACTTCCATCAGGTTCACTTGTTCCATGTTGCACCCCTTGAGTTTGCCATAGGCCATGGTTTCTCATGAGAATAGCGACGGCTTCCAATTATGCAAGAGGCAAATGCGAGAGTAGGTCGGTGGGGCGGTGTCAAGAAGTGCTCGTCTAGCTGTGGCTTAGGCAGTCCGTGCGCGGCAACCCTCATTATCAGCTTCTCCAGACCGATCTTGGCACAATCGCTGGCGTGCGTTTGGGCTGCAACGCCGTGGCTTGACGTCATCCTGGGACGGGACTGATGGCGCTACCCGGGGCCCAGGCTCTCTTCCTTGGCAAGGACGCCCAGGGCTGTGAATTGTGGCCCGACAGAACCTCGTTTCGGATTGCAGACCACACAGCACGCTGCGCGCCCCAGTCCAGCATCGCCGTCAGCGGGCGCAGCATCCGCTCGTGGATGGGGTCGCGCCCCTCGGCCGGCGGCAGGAAGAGCAGGTCTTCCTGGATGTCGGGTGCGAGGTGATTGAGGTTCAGAATCTGCGTCATGCGGGGCTGGGTGACGTGCGCCAGGCGGGCCAGGTCGGACTGGTCCAACACCGTGCCGTCCCGCAGCAGGCCCTGGAACCGGATCGCCAGCGCCATCAACTTTGAGATACGCGGGGTTCGCGTCGGCGGGACGGGCCTGGGGCCGTCCGCGAGACGCTTGCGGCCAGCGGTCTTCAACTGGATGTGGACCTTCTTGACGATGGCGATCATGCGGCTGCCTCCTCCGACTGGCCCTGCGAAAGGGCCTTGATCCCGGACGGGTGGAACGCGACCGAGACCGTGCTCTCGGCCGCGTCGTACTCCACGCGGTCAATCAGCAGCGCCAGGAGCTTGGCCTGTTCCTTGGGGCTAAGCGTTTGCCAGACGTTGTCGAAGTCCGCGAATGCGGCCTTCAAGTCGTTCTCGCCGATGCGCTCGCTTTCTGCGCCGGCGATCTTCTCCCGCAACTGCGCGGCCTGGTGTTCGGCCCGGGCAACTTTGTCATGTAGGTCCGCTATCTGAGCCGTCCCGGCGCTGGTGGCCGGAACCTTGACGGCCAGGCGGCGAATCTCCCGGTGGTGGCGGCCAAGTTCGTGTTCCAGGTCGGACTGTTCGGCACGCAGCGCCGCCAACTCGCCCTCCACCTGCGCGTGCGCCTGGCGCAGCACCTCGTCCAGGACTTCCGCGTCCTGGCCGATGCAGCGCACCTGGTCCACGACGACCCGCTCGATTTCCGCCGCGGGCAGCGACTTGGCGGGGCAAGTCTTCCAGCCGCCCTTGATGGCGTGCGTGCAGGTGTAGTATCGGTAGCGCTTGTTCCGCTTGGCCACGAACGTGTGGACCATCGCCGTCCCGCAGGCCTTGCAGAACAGCAGGCCCCGCAGCAGCGCGCCGTGCTTGTTGCGGGCCTGGATGCCGCCCGTGCGGCCGTTGTGCTGGAGCAGCGCCTGGACCTTCTGGAACACATCCGGCGCGATGATGGCCTCGTGTTCGCCGTCGTAGACATCCTTCTTGTGGACGATCTTGCCGGCGTAGACCGGATTGACCAACAGGCAGTACACGTTGGTCTTGTTGAAGGGCAGCCCGCCCATGACCTTGCCGCCCTTGGACGTCCACCGCTTGTTGTGCCAGCCGCGGTCGGCGAGTTCCTGGACCACCGGCAGGAGCGAGCCGAGTTTCAGGTACAGCGCGAATATCTCGCGGACCCGGGCGGCCTCACCGGCATTGACCACCAGCTTCGGGCTGTTGCCGGAGCGGTCCACGTCGTATCCCAGGACCGGCACGCCGCCGCTCCACTTGCCCTTCTTGGCCGTGGCGGCCTTCTTGTCCCGGATACGCTCGCCAATAATCTCCCGCTCGAACTGGGCGAACGACAGCAGGATATTCAGCGTCAACCGCCCCATGCTGCTGGTGGTATTGAAGTGCTGAGTCACCGAGACGAACGAGACGTGGTGCTTGTCGAACGCCTCCATGATCCGCGCGAAGTCCATCAGCGAGCGGCTCAGCCGGTCCACCTTGTAGACTACCACGCAGTCGATCTTCCCGGCCGCGATGTCGACCAGGAGGTGCGCCAGGGCCGGGCGGTCCATGTTTCCGCCGGTGTACCCGCCGTCGTCATAGCGGTCGGGAAGCGCCGTCCAGCCTTCGCCCTTCTGGCTGGCGATGTACGCCTCGGCGCTCTCGCGCTGGGCGTCCAGCGAGTTGAACTCCTGCGCCAGGCCCTCTTCGCTGCTCTTGCGGGTGTAGATGGCGCAGCGGATGGTCTTGGCCGGCACCTTCTTCGTGGCGGCATTGGCGATCATTGTTCACCTCCCAGTCCGAAGAACCGAAAGCCGTTGACGTGGCTGCCGCTTATCGCCTTGGCGACGGCCGAAAGCGTGCGGTATAGCCGGCCCTCGTATTCAAGCCCCTTTGGCTGGACGATGACCTCGAGCGTCCGCCCCTTGTATCGCTTCACCAGCGCCGTCCCGATGGCCGGCAGCCGCGGGTCCTGCTGCACGGCGACGGGAAGGCGCTGGATGGGCGGCAGGTCGTCGCCGGCCGGGGGCGAGCCCTTGGGCGCCATCAGCCGCACATCGGCGATGTCGGCCAGTTCTACCGCCCGCCGCCGGGCCCGCTGCGACAGGTCGCCCTCGGCCAGCACCTGAAGCCGCCAGGCGATTTTCCGCGTCAGGTACGCCCTGTTCCCGGTGCGGATCGGCTCGTCGCACAACTCGACGCACCGCTGGGCCAGCTCGCCCGTGGTCATCCGCTCCAGCCGCGCCAGTTCCTCTTTGATGTTCATGCTCCGTGGCCTTTCTCTGGGTCTCTCGGGCCATAACCGCCCGAACCAGTGGGCACACTGAGCCTCGTATCCAGGCCGGGGCCAAGGGGATTCCTGGATGAATCACAAGATTCTGTGGCAGCTTGGGTTGCGGTCCTACGCGCCATACGGCGATAACGCAGGACGCCAGTGGCCAAGATGGCGGCAACCTCCTGCCGCCGCCGGGCGGGCGGGATTTCACGAGCAGCGTTGTCTTCGTGCATCGGCATCGTCTCCAGCGCACGCCAAAAGGGCGTGTGTTGGGTTATGTATGCCGAGTGAGCACGAACTGTCCGCAAACAAGATGTTCGAACTGAGTTCGGGAGTTCAGCGAGGGTCGAAGAGATGCAGCTCGATTCTTTGCGCCGTCGCCAAGAATGGCCCCCCGTCAGAATCCCTACGCCAAATCCTTACGCCAACCTCTTGACAGGCCGGGTGTCTAGAGTCTATGTATTGGCGCAATCCTTGCTTTCGGATACTATTATTAATTATTAGGCGATGCACCGCCTGGTCAGGCGGGCGGCGTGAAGGAGATGATCATGGCCTGCGACGATTCTCGGCATTTCTTCAACGTTCCGACGGACATGCAGTTGACGCTGACGATTCCTCCTGTGCGTGGGGCGTTCGTGGCCGGAGAGCTGCAGAACTTGAGCAACGGAAGCAGGAGGTTCTTCGTCTTGCCAAGCAAGACCGTTGAGGAACTCCAGCTCGTGCAAGCGGGCCGTTCCGCACAAGAGGTGCTTGCGTCGTCTCCTGATGCTGAAGTGAGTATAACTTCTGCAAGCCGACTCGGCATAATCGAACGGTCTTCGACTCCGTGCGATGCAAGCCGTATTCGCGTCGTGGTTGATGACAGCGCCTGCGCGAAGACGCCGCTGAGAAAGAGGAATTCCTGTCCGACGTTCGGCCTCCGCACCGTTTGGTGCGGAAGCGGCGACTGTGACCGCGACTTGATCGGCGTGGAGTCTGGGTTAGGGGTCTTTCCTGATGCTGCCTTCCCTGAATGCGCTGCCGGTCGATGA